TAAATTTAGCTGCGTCAGGTTTTGGTAAAAACTTCTCAGCTAATATTATCGAAGAACATGTGATCTGTGGATTCCAGGATAGATTCATGAATTCACTGTTTCCTGAGGTAGCCAAGAAGAATCTGCATAAGATTGCTATCGAGAGAGCCAAATCGATGGGCATGATGCCAGATGAAGTAATCAAATCAATTGAGAGAGAATTTGAGATGGCTGGATCATTAGCGTTCAGCTTTGATTCGGGTACCGTACCAGCTATCAAGCAGATGCGGCATAAGCTGTTAATGGCTAATGCTGGATCCATGTGCTTTGAAGGAGATGAAGTAGGCAGTAATTTCACGAACAATACTGAAGTATTGAATGCGTTCCTTGAACTCTATGACATTGGTAAAGCCAAAGTCAAACTCACCAAAAATACTACCGATAACCAAAGGAATGAAGATATCGAAGGTAGAACACCCACCAATTTATTACTGTTTGGTACACCAGCCAAGCTGCTTACCAGCAGAATTGAGGATGATTTCTATAATATGCTCGAGACTGGCTATGCCAGACGACTATTGTTTGGATATTCCCAACTTAATACCGGTAGTAAGAAGTCCACTGCGTTGGACATGTACAACGATATTGTTAATAGCAATATGGATGCCAGGATGTTGGCATTACAGGAGACCTTCAAGAAGTTAGCCGGGCTGTCTCATTTCAATAAAACCCTAACCATGAGCAAAGATACCAGCATTGCTCTGATCGAATATAGATTGGATTGTGAGAAGTATTCTGCTGCCAATTTTAAAGATCACCAGGAAATTCAGAAAGCAGAGATGAATCACCGGTATTACAAGGCTATGAAACTAGCCGGCGCATATGCTTTTGTAGACAGTAGCCCAACGCTGGAGAAGGATCATCTGAACTGGGCTATCCAGATAACTCAAGATTCTGGTATAGCATTTGACGCAATCATGAAGAGGGATCGTAATTACGTCCGGGTAGCTAAATACCTGGCTGATATTAACCAGGAAGTTACTCAGGTAGATCTCATGGAGGATGTACCTGCTTATAAAGGTTCTGAAAGCCAGAAGCGTGAGCTGATACAGCTTGCAATAGCTTGGGGCTATAAACACAACATTATTATTAGGCGCAACTTCAATGATGAGATTGAATTCTTCATTGGAGAGGCTTTAACCAAGACTAATCTGGATGAAATGATCCTGAGTTACAGTTCAAAAATTACAGAAGGGTACGTAGCTGAAACAAGAGCACCATTTTCCGAGTTATATAAATTAACCACTGCAGATAACCAGCATTACACTGCTCATCGCTTTAACGATGGGTATAGATCCAGTGAAAAAGTTATAAAGGGATTTAACATGCTGATTCTGGATGTAGATGGAGGTACCAACATGGATACTGCTCATTTACTGATGCAAGATTTCGTACACATGTTATCCACTACCAAGCGACACACTGAAGCCAAAAACAGGTTCCGTGTGATCATTCCACTGAGTCATATTATTTATCTGGATTCTAAAGGGTATTCAGAATTTATGATGAACGTATTTGCGTGGTTACCATTCGATGTGGATGAAGCAACCAAAGATATTGCTCGTAAGTGGGAGAGCTGTAAAGGAGCCAGTTATGTCTACAATACCAAGGCTGATTTGCTCGATGCTACGCTGTTTATTCCACAGACTAAAAAGGCTACTACTCAACGTAAATACATCAATGATAATAGCTCTATGACCAACCTGGAAAGGTGGTTTATTCTTCGCACAGAAGAAGGAAATAGATCCAATATGCTGGTAAAATACGGGTTCGCGTTGCTTGATAATGGATACACATTAAACGCAACTCGAGAGGCAGTGCTTTCCTTCAATTCCAAGCTGGAATCTCCTTTGCCTGAAGAGGAAATCCTCATAACAATTATGATTTCTCTAACCAAGAAATCTACCGAAATGGAGAGATAAATGTCCAATGACCATCTGGTCTTAATAGCCGGTAAGTCGGCTTCTGGTAAATCCGCCAGTCTGATGTACATCAAAGAACAAAAGAAAGTAATGTATCTGAATTGTGAGAATAATAAAAAGCTACCTTTCAAGTCCGAGTTTCAACAGTTCAAGATCACCGATCCATACCAGGTCTACGAAGCATTCGCTCATGCTGAAGACATGCCTGACATCGATACTGTTATCGTGGATACGGCTACTTTCCTAATGGATATGTTTGAAACGGTACATGTCCTTCCTGCTACAAATACGATGAAAGCTTGGGGCGATTATGCTCAGTTCTGGAAAAAGCTCATGTCGCAATATGTAGCCAAATCAACTAAAAACGTCATATTCCTAGCTCATACTTCAGATATTCTGAATGAGAAGGAAATGGCAATGGAGACTCTCGTAAAAGTTAAAGGGTCTCTAATGAACCAGGGAATTGAAAGCTACTTTTCCACGGTTATCAGCAGCAAGAAGGTCTCACTCAACCAAATTTCTAAATATAACAATAAATTATTGGTTATTACGGATGAAGAAAAAGAGTTGGGATTTAAGTATGTGTTCCAAACCAAGCTTACGAAAGAAACTGTAAATGAGCGTATTCGCAGCAGCCTGGGAATGTGGGCATTAGAAGAAACATTTATCGACAACAGCGTTCAATCTGTAATTGAGAAGTTACAAGCTTATTATTAACCTTAAGGTATAAAAATTATGTTCGAAAACTTAAAGAAAGATGAGGATATTGAAGCCCCTAAAGATACTATCGGCGGTGGTGGATTACTCGGGTCTGATCTGTATGACGCAAAAATCGACGTTGCGTACATGGAGAAATCAGCCAAAGGAGCTACTGGTGTTGTACTTCATTTCAAATTGAATGAGGGACGTTTCTATCGCCAGACTATCTGGATCACCAATCGTAAAGGTGAACATATTTGGAGTAATCAAGCAGGACAGAAGGGTTATATGCCCGGGTTTGTACTGTTTGATGAGATGTGTGTCCTGTTAACTGGTAAAGATGCATCTCAGCTTGCTGAACCAGAGGCTAAAACCATCAATGTGTACGATTACACGGCTCGGAAGGAAAAGCCTACTGAGAAGCCGGTATTAACTACCTTTACTGGTGGTGAAGTAAAACTGGGCATCCTTCAGCTGAAGGAAGATCACTATAAGGATGAGAGTACCTGGGCTGAGAAGAATGACATAGCCAAGGTATTTGACAAGGCTGGTCTTACTGCCAGTGAAAAGATTGCCGGCGTAACTGATGGTGAGTTTGCCAATAAATGGCGTAACAAATTTCAGTTCGAAGTCCTGGATAAGCGGAAGAAATCTATGGCTGGTCAGAAGTATGTTTACAAAGCTGCTCCTCAGGGTAGCGGTGATGCTAAAACTGAAGGTGATGCAGCGGCTGCTCCGTCTTTGTTTAGCGATAAAGCAGATAGTGCCTAAAGCTACCGGCTATATCGGTGTTGATCCTGGTGCCAAGGGGCAGTTATGCCTCTTGGTGCCTAGTCTTAAACATCTGACTGAGTGGTTCCCTTGCTCTGAACCACCGAAGAAAATCCTTGGCTGGTTAGCCTTCATGGGTAGTGAATTTAATGTGCCCATGATTATGATCGAAGCCGTGCATTCTTTGCACATGATGAGTGCTAAATCTAATTTTACGTTTGGCTATAATTTAGGAACAGTCACAGCGTTATGCCAGGCGACTGGTATTGGAGTCGATACAGTTACTCCTAAAATATGGCAGAAGAGAATTGGTATTGTTAACAGCAAGTCTGTTAAGAAAGATGTAGCCAAGGTCTGCCAGACAATTTATCCATCTCTGAATATATTTGGACCCAAAGGTGGGTTAGACGACGGGAAATCAGATTCCCTTATGATAGCCCACTATTTATTTAAACAACTTACTAAGTGAGTAAAAATATGATCATTACGCTCGAGCATGAAGACATCGAAACAGCATTGCTGTCATGGATGAACGAAAAAGGTATGACAGCTAATAAAGAAACAACTTCCATCGACTGGACTAAATCCAGGAAGACAGGACGTGTTACAGCTGTTATCAATCCAACCGGTAAGACTGGTGACGTAGCCGAACCGGCAGATGAAACTCCAACCCCTGCACCGCCTAACAATTTATTTGGTGGTGGTGATAGTGAAGGGGAAGCTCAGGCGGGTTAATGATCTGGCATAAAATAAAGGTATTCATGACGATAATTATGATATTCACAGCAGCAATCGTAGCACTTGTATTAAGTTGGATCATTGTCCCGCTGCTAGTAACTATCGTTCTGGGTATTGTTGCCGCTATGGTTATTCAGGAAATGGGGGAAAAGCGTGAAAACTAATCAAAGTCTTAAGCTCGAGTCGAGATTTGGTGAAGTTATACTCCTGGATATACAGCGAGACCTTCCTGAAATAAAGGTTTTGATACAAAGATTGCTCAAAATGGGATTAGACTACCCCTTATTCAAGGCTATAAGGGTAGTTTTAAGCATGGAAACGCTCACACCTAAGCTATGTTCGCTACTTGCACCATCCTTTAACGCAGATAAACTCTTCTTAGTTGCATATATAACTGAGATAAATGAAACTTACAAACCCGACACTGTATACATTAAGTGGTTATACCAACACTTAGATGGTCTTGAATATACTACAGCCGAGTATATAGACATAGATAAGGTAGTTAAAGTAGATAAATTGTTAACTGGTTAGAACAGGTAGTCAGCAGCTGTTACCAAACCATAAGGTGCTATTGCGTTCTCTATGTGTTCAACAGGGTTTAAATGGAACATATGTGTTATACCACCTGTTAGAAAGAACGAATCTGTAATATCAGCTGCATTAACAAGGTATTCTTGCATCAATAAGCTAGTAACAAAGTTAGCTGTCTTCTTTCCAGCTAACCTTATTATAACGTTCTGTATACCTATAGCGAACTTTGTGAACATGATGAGTCCAACATCGTTACCCCATTGGGTGTACTTGTTGCTTGGATCATCGTAGTTAATGAATGTACGTATGATTTCATCCAATACTTGTTCCTTGTCTGCACCCGGCTTCGCCATTTCATGCTTCCACATAACATAACGTGCGGTGAAGTCACTATATTGGGTAGTTTTCATCAAAAACTTGAACGCTTGTGTATTTTCGGAGATATAAGCGTATTCAACACCCTTCTTAACGAATGCGGGGGTATGCTTACCCACAGTGTTCTGTAACCAGTCCAGAAGCTTGGTCTTGTCACCGTATTGGTCAGCATCGATGTCTTCAGTGATTGACTGGAAGATCCCTTCGTCGACCAGTTCACTGACGGGGTTTACCTTCAACTCGTTCCGTAAGAACTCCACTCGGCTGGTAAAGCGTACATTCGCAGCTTTCTTAGGATCGCCTGCAAGTTCTTTCTGGAGAGCAATCAGCTCTTCAAAATCTTTCTGATATCGATTCATACCATCGACAGCTTCTTTGGTATCCCTGAGGATATCTGACATTGAGATTCCCATGACCTTGAGCAAGATAGTATTGCTGATAATGTTATTCAGCATTACATCCAGGGTCTTAATAACAATATTCACTTTCTCCTGAGCAATAATCTCCTGCCATCCGTTCTCAATCAAACGTACAACATGAGCAAATTGAGGTACTTCCCGGATACCCGGGAGATTTGCCAGGGATGCTTTACGGAAGCCGAATATAATATCTACCAACTCTCCTCGAATCATCATTGGTTGTCCCTTACCAAATAATTTCTCTACATCCCGACGCATTGCCTTAGGCATAAGCTTATAGGTTTCAAAATGAGGACTCTTCGGATCATTGCTAATAGGAATGAATCTTTCAGGAGTCTGCTCGCCATTAGCTACCCAATCTGCATGTGCTACGCGTACAGCTTCATTATTAATGGCTTCAGAATTAGCTTTGCTTTCAATACTGGCATGCATGGCTCCCATGATATTGGCTATATCATAATCTTTATACAGAAGCTCTGAACGCATCAGCTCAGACATCTGGTAACGATAATTAACGATGTCACCATTCTCATTCCGAACCGGTATAAGCTTCTTCTGTTTACTGGTATGGGTCCCACTAGCTTGAGCAGTATATAAATGCTTGGTTTTAGCTATTTGTAATGCATCCAGAGTACGTGAGTAACCCTGACCTGCAGCCCGGGCAGAATCAGACAGGGTAGTACCCTTAACAGCCTTATCTGCTACCGATACAATAGATTTAAGTCTCTGGATACGAGGGTTGTTAGTAGCAACATACAGCCCTTTAGGCTGTTTAGTCGGTGCAGTGAAGTCATCGAACACTTCTTCCTGCAATACATAGCCTTCTTTCTCCAACCATTCCTTATCAGCTAATGGAGCTATTCTAACGTCTTTAGCCTGATCATATATCTCAGCCATGTACCCTTTGGTCATCATCATAGGGTTACCGTTGAATAAACGTACCAGGGATTCCTCTTTAAAGGACTTGTGCTGCGCCTGAACGTACGTAATGCCATTATCCCCTGGACTTGCTGCCTCTTCACGCTCAATGATCGTAGCGGCAAGCTCACGTCCACTGAGGGGCACTTCTTGCAGTGCAAGCAGAGATATATACTCATCCAGCTGGGGAACCATGTCTCTTTTACCCAAAGGATGCAGAATTTGATCAGCATTCAGTGATTGGTTAAATGTATTGCTCTCACCACGAATCATCATGGAAGCTAGTCCATCAGACTGTGCATCGATGTATCTGCGCTGACCTGGTGTCAGCGAGCGCATTAAGTCCGCTCTTTTAATTGCTACTTCCTTTTTAAGAGCTTTAGGGTCGTTCATGAGATCCGCTAATTCCTGCAAACTATAATTTTCCAGAGAATCCAGATCTGCAGCCAGGAACACTTGAGTAATAGCTTTATTTTCTATTTCATCAAGAGCCTTGGTAAAACTCTCTTTTACATTACGAGATATAGTACCGCTTATGGTTCTACGTAGCTGATCGATCATATGCTTCGAATTACGAAGCAGCTTGTGCCACTTACGGAACTCACTGCTACGGTTAATCAGGGAATTCATAGTTTTCCGCATGACGCCGTCCTCGGCAGTCATTGAGGTCAGTAGAGCACTGGTTGTATCTTTTACTATCGCGCTCACTGGGCTATCACCAGGTTGAGACTCAATAGTTTGATGATATTCAACTACGTTAGCCACAGAACGCAATGTATTGGGTATAAATCCAAGTAACTTGGATACATCCTGCTTGGGAGCAACTATTTTGATCATCTTGACCAGCTGCTTAACCATAAATTCAACAGACAGGTCTAGCGGCTTACGAGCAGTAGCGAAACCAGTCTCGATGGCATTTAGTACAGTGAAGACACCGTTCTGCTCTGCTGAAATAATATTGTGAGCAATATTGGTTATTTCTTCCTGAGCATTCTTCCCGGAAGTATTATTCAAAGTTTCCGCTACAAAATTAAATATATCTTCCAGGTAAGACAGAAGGGATTCTAGTAGATTACCTTCTTTGGTAAATTTAGTTTCACGAGTCGGAATGGACTCGAGCTTTCTAACCAGCTGCTCATTGGTAAGCGCATGGGCAAAGAATTCATGAAGAGCATTATTAGTCGGGTTCCTTTTGGCACCCAAGGATTCCCGGGTATTAAATACATAGTCATATGTGCGCTTGGCTTGTTTGATCTCTGCAGCTTCGCTAATGGTATAAATGATATTACCGTCAGAATCTCTCTTGAGAAAGTCTTCCCCCGAATCGAACTGTTATTCATGTAAATATTGTGACCAGAGATAGCACCAAATGAACCAGATTGATCTGACTTGGTTTTCAGAATCAATTTGTCTAGGGGTTTTATTCCCTTCTTAATTATCTCATTCAGGACTTTCCGCAGATGTGCTTTAAACGAATCACTGATAGTACCGGTCGGAGCCAGACCACCAATAGAATTAAATATGGTCTCAACATTCTCGCTGGTAAGAGTCTGCTGCTGATCTTCAACGAAATTATCGATATCGATCTGACGATCACTGGACTGCAGGCTCTCCTGATCTTGAATAGAATCTGATTGGTTTTCCAGGATTTCATTTAACCGTGCTTCGTCATTACGAGCTTCGATGAATGCATTCGATACTACTAACATCTCAGTCATGATTTCCTGAGAATAAGTATCATCAGCAACGTCCTGAGTATCTATAGGAAATTCTTTACCTTCACGGTTTTTACGAACAAAGATTCCATCAATAAATTCATGAATCTTATATGTAATATGAGCAAACTTAGGGTTACCAAAATCTAAATGGAATCCTCTTCGTTCAGTACGTCTTCGAATTGATCTGGCTTCCTGAGTAGCCTCAGCCTGTCTCTCTTGCGCTGCAAGGATCTCATCTGCTATTTCAGCAGTTGTCATATCCGTACCTTCGAAATCCTTATGAACAATACCAGTACCAACATGTTTAGCACTTTGGTGTTTCATGGTTTGTACACTAAAGGCAGTTCCTGCCTGAGGATCAGCTTCTCTTGGATTCAATTCAGATACCATTACCAGTTTATGGCTGGGACGGGACATGGCTACGTACAGAGATTGATTCTGCTCTCTGAAGTTATCGTTTCTATTCAGTATATTATCTTCGAAGGTATATACGTTTCGATAAGTAGATCCCTGGGCTATATGAGCATTAACAGCATATCCATACTGCATAGAAGCAAAGTGACTGATGATTGCATGCATATCACTGAATCTTTTAGCTTTTGCTGCTGCATCAACTTCCCTCTGCACTTGCTTTTGTCCGGCAGGTGTAGGAATTTTCATAGTAAAAACAGTACCAGCGTCATCCGTAACTTCTACATTAAAGGTTTCTACTTCACCTTCTAATCCAAAAGATTTTTGAATTACTGTAAGTTCTTCTTCACCATCGACAGCAAGTTCGGTATATCCAACTCGTCCTTTTACAGTTTCATTACCAATTATTTTAGTAACCAGCAATTCAGTACTGGTAGGTAGAAGTACATCTTCACCTATGTCATTTATACCCTTGGCTGGTCCTGTCAGAACAATGCTTTCATTTACTTCCAGAAAATCTGGGTTATTTCCGTAAAGAATTTTTCTGGCTTGCTGGTTAAGTTTGAATACGGATTGAACAATAGCCCGCTGGGTATTATTGTTATATGTAAGCAGCTTGGTAAATGTAGGATTCTGGAGATAATCACTCTTCCAGTTATCCCACATCTTAGCGGTTTCCCGCATAAAGACGATACCAGCATTTTCTCCTTTATTTAGATTGGTTACACGGTCTTCTTTACCCAGTGCAATATGTTCCGGAGTTTCTACCAAAGTATTATCAGCAACAATATCTGTTAATTCCGGGATAGGTGAGTCTGCACCCTGACGCATACGGAATGTCAGGCTACCTCCTATGAAATCAAATGCTTTACTTCGCTCTTCGCCAATTGGTGGCAACTGTGCGTTATCACCCATCAAAATAATCTTAGTATTCAGATCATTCTTAAAATCATTCTTTTTAACCATTTCGGTTATTTTAAATAGTTGTTCTTCACTCAGCATGGAAGCTTCGTCGATAACGATAATGTTTTTACCAACCATTGGTTTACCAGGCTGGGTACCGGTAGCTGATTTAGACATTAATCGAAGCGCTTTATTAATAAGGGGTTCTAATGTCTCGAAAGTTTGTACTTTACCTGTATTTACAGCTCGTGCACCCAGTCCCTGCGTTACTGTGTACGTGACGGTGTCACTAGCACGGGATAGTACGCCGGCAGCCTTGTTGGAAGGTGCATAGAAAGTAACCTGATCTCGATCCAGTAATTCAATGGCTTTACCAATGATAGTAGTCTTACCGGTACCACCTCGACCCAGTAAGGTGAATATCTTATTATCAGGGTCTGTATCATTTGCAAAGTCACGAATAGCATCAATTGCCTTATCCTGCTCTGAATTCGTACGTAGCTCCGGATTGTCTTCAAATAGTTTGTAACCATTCTTGGAATTCTCAGGCAGATTAGGATCCACCTTCTCTCTGAGAATGATTGGATCACCGTCAGCATCTATCGGTTTCTTCGGATCTGCAATCTTAGTAGGTATTACTACGCCTTCTGTGATTGGCTCGGCAGCTTCACCTTGGTCTGCTTCGGTGGACTCGACTTGTCCCGTATCCGTTGCTCCTTGGTCTGTTGCTGCAATTGGAACTTGGTTGGTTTCTTGAAAAAGCTTGTCATT